TCCAAATGCTCCTATAGCAAAAAGAGACTTTGCAGAAGCTACAATAAAATTAGTAGTTAACAGACCAACAAATGCTATTATTACTATATTTAATGCTTTGAATGCTACTACTAATCCACCTATTTTTACTATAAAATCATCAAACCAATCAATTACTTTTTCTACATTATCTCCTATATTTTTAGCCCATTGTTCTATTTTATCATCATTATCATCTATCCATTTATTTAGTTCTGTAGTATACTTATTAACTACAGGAAGTAATGTTTTTCCTAGAGTCTCACTTACAGTTTTAGCATTTTCTTTTAATAGTTTTAGTTGATTAGTAAGACTACCTGAAGTTCTTATAGCATCTCCAATTGCTCCCTGTCTGCCCATACTCTTATATATAATTTGGAGTCTTGCCATCTTCTTCTGAGTTTCTGTAGCAGCTTTTGCAGATTTTGCTAGTCCAGAAGATATAAGTTCTTGTTCTAAGTTGGCTTGTTTTAAATCTATTCCATATTTCTCAACTACTTCTGAAGAACCACTCATTGCTGCAATAAATCTTTGGAATGCTTCTGCATCAGATATATTATTAAAAGAAGCAAAGTCTAATGCTAATTCAGTAAGAGTTTTGGAGAATCCAAGAGCTTTACTATCTGAAATTTCCATATTAGAAGCAAGACCTTGAAAACCACTCATAGCATCTTTTATAGTTGTATCACTTCTTTGAAATGCTTTTCCTATACTTGCAGCAGTTTTATTTGCTTGTTTTTTCATCCTGAGAAATAGTTGGTCAAATCTATTAGCAGTTTCTTCTGCATCTGCTGCTGCTTTAATAGAATAAACACCTATAGCTGCTATAGCTATACCTGCTCCTATAGCTGCTCTTTTAGCAATTCTTGTTAAAGAAGTAAAAGCGGCTGAGAATTGTCTATTTATTTTTGCAGAGGCTTGTTCTGTAGTTTTAGTAAGTTTACTCATAGAAGCTTTTAACTTCTGCTGATCAACCTTCACATCTATAAATAGCTTACCTAATTCTTCACTCATTATTTCTTTCCTTTAGGTCTTTTAGTTTTCTTTTTCTTACCTTTGACTAAACTACCAAGAGAATTAGCAGATAAAGGTTTTGCTTTTTCACTATCTGGAGTAGGATTTTCCAATTCTATAATTTTTACTAATGAATCTATCAACATGTTGAACTCCATTAAAGTTAAATCTTTAACTTGTTCTAAAGTATAACCATAGTTCTTACATATTAAAGCACAAGCCAAGTCCCAACCTATTTTATCTCTGTGGACTCGGCTTCTACGTTTTTTTCTATATCTTCTTTACTATCTTCACTACTATCAACATTCACATCAGTAATAGCTGAAAGTATTTTCTCAATTTCATCATTACCTATTTCATTAGATAATTCTTCTATAGTTAAATTAAACTCTTTATTATGTTTCTTTAATAATCTTTGTAGTAAAAATAAAACTCCACTTATAGTGCTCATGATCTGGTCATAATCTTCTTGAGAACCAGTTATAGACATAATCTCTATAATATTTATTTCTTTTTTCGCCAAATTATATAAGTTAATTACTTTTTCCTGTTTCTTCTCATCACACCAAGACTGAAATGCTGATATATCTCCTAGTGTAATTTTACCTATAGTATAAGTCTTACCACCTAACTCAATTTCTCTCGTAGTTGAAAGAACTTCTTTTAATTCTTTACTCATTTTTTCTCCTTTTTTAATAAATTATTAAATTATTATGCTTCTCCTAATGCACCTGTTCCAGTCGCTTCCCAACTAACAGTTGCATAGTCATCTGATGGAGCTGAAATACTAATACTTGTAATTATAGCTCCATTTGTTATAGAAGTATATGCAAGACCATCTGTTGTTTCGAATGTCAGAGTTCCTGCTTCTCCAATGGTGTTGGTTAAATCTACTCCTAATGTATCATCTAGAGCAGTCTCAAAGCTACATGTCCAACTCTTAGTTCCTGCTGCAGAACTTTGCCAAGAACTATCTCCCATGCATAAATAACTAACTGTATCAGCACTAATATCAATACTAACATTATTTAAGCATAAATTTTCTATTTGTGTTCCAGTTATTGTTAATGTCCCACTATCACATACGAATTTTGACATAATTTTATTCTCCTATTATGTATCTAAATTTTATTTATTTTATTATACAAGCGTCTCAGTGAGAGCACCATCACCAGTAGCTTCCCAACTTACAGTTGCATAATCATCTGATGGAGCACTAATACTGATACTTGTTATGATAGCTGTTCCACCATAAGCAAGAGCAGTCCCAACTGTATCAAATAACAGAGTTCCAGACTCTCCAATAGTATTAGTTAAATCTACTCCTTCTGTATCATCCAAAGCAGTCTCGAATGTACATGTCCAGCTTTTCTGTCCTGCATCCGAACTCTGCCAAGAGCTATCTTCCATACATGTCATACTTACAGAACTAGCACTTACATCTATAGAAACATTAGTAATACACAATAAACTGACATCTGTCCCACTGATTGATAAAGTTCCTGAATCACATACAAATTTACTCATAATATTTATTCCTTAAACTATTTAATTAACTTTCTATTAAAATTCCATCACAAGTTGCTTCCCAATTCACCATAGATATTTCTTCTGGTGAAGTACTAATACTGATGGAAGTAATTACTACTACTGCTGAATAAGCTGTCCCATCTACTGAGTCGAAGAATAATGAACATGATTCTCCCAGAGTTGCATCTAAGTCAACTCCAAGAGTATCATCAAGAGCAGTAGTCCAACTAAAAGATGATTCTTTAGTAGTTGAAAGAACTTCTCCCCAACCATCATTTCCCATAACAGTTATACTTGCTTCAGATGCTGTTATATCTATATTAACATCTGTCAAATTTAAAAAACCTGATTCGAAATCAGTTCCATCACAATATAAAACACCATTTTGGCATACAAATTTACTCATTTTTATCCCTATCTTTTAATTACTTAACATTTTAAATTCAATAATTATCTGAATAACATCATCTTTTATCGTAGGAGTTCCCCTATTTAATACAAGAGAAACAGTATAACTTTTACCACTTATTACTATACTATTTGTCTTATGAAGAGATTGAACTAATCCATCACTAAATTGTCTTAAATTTTGAACTCCTAATTCTTTTTCTCCGAAAAAAGAAACTTGAACTCTAAGATCTATACTGTCGCATTGTCCCATAGAAATTTGTGGGACATCACTTATAATTTGATATACAGCGACAGGTAATGCTTCATTCTGCTCAGCTTCTAATTCATATATATCTATATTATCAAGACTAGGATTACCAGTCCCTATTGTAGCATTTATATATGTATATAATCCAGCAGCTATATTTGCTTGACTAGTTAGCATTACAATTTTCCTTTAAACTGTTTTAACATATCTTTTTTTTCAGTATCAATCGAAACACGAAAAAAAGGATTAGCAGACTGTTTATATGTTCCAAATTCTACATTTTTTGCATATTTAACATCTGTTCCTACTGTTACTGTTAAACCATCTGCTTCACTTTTAATTGAATCTCTTAATTTACCTGTATCTACAGGAGCATTATTCTTTACTTTTTTCTCAAGAACTTTACCTGCATCTATAAGACCTTCTTCTAATTTATTTTTTATAATATTATTTATTTTTGGATTAAGTTTAAACATTATCTACTTATTATTAACTCCACATATACGTCCCAAGTATTTAATTCTCTGATCTGAAACTCTTTATCATCATATAATACTTTATCTTCTATATTGATATCTTCTGTAGGATTAGCATAAATTCTTAATATTGGACTTTCCCATTGTCTTCCTGCTTTTATAAAATCACTACTTTTAATAGGCTGTATATTACAACTTACAGTTCCTATCTCAGAATAAGTAGATATAACTGAACCTCCACTGTCTTTAGTATCAACTTTTCTTTTGATAGTTATAGTTTTAGTATATAAATGATCAGGATATTTCATTATATATCACTTTTAATATAATTCACTAATGAGTTAGTCATATTTTCTTTTTTCTCAGCAGTTGAACGATACTCATAAGTTAATGCTCCTAATTTCTCTTTAGAAATATTAGAGTCTTTTGAAGTATTATTTAATTCTGCAACTACTGCTTTAACACAAATAAGATTAAGATCATCAGGAATAGTCTCATATCCCGCCGAATAAACAACATGAACATATTGCTCTGCTCTTCTAAGA